GAACTTAGCATCATCATACCCCTTGTATAATACGTTCAAGAAACCAGTAAGTTTCTTCTCATATATGAGTAATGGAAATGCCTGATGAAATTTAGAGGTCGTCTTCTGCACGTACTTCCGAGTAGTTGATATCAAATTTACCACCAGGATATCTCTTCTCTAATTTTTTAATATTTCCTTCAATTACCTCATCGAAACTGATGTCCAGAGCCATACAAGCTTGTGCCACATACCACATAACATCACCCAACTCAACAATAAGATGTTCTCTATTAGCGTCGTTCCAAGGCTTACCTTGGAAAACCATCTTCTTAACGATCTCCAAAAACTCACCAGACTCAGCAGCAAGGCCAACGCCAGCAGTGGTAAGACGTTCAATATTGGCACCCTTTTGGTCAAGTTCAACCAAACGATCAGCAAGATAGACAAAATCTTTACTGGAATCGGATGTGACAGCATCCACGAAATGAGTGTACTTATCAAAATCTACAGTCATGAAAATAATTGCATTGTTTCTGGGAACCAAACGTAATCTAAATCAGATTTAGCAAGAATATTTAGTGCTTGCTCTGGTGTCTCAACTAAGGGTTCACCTGCTAAGTTAAGACTAGTATTAAGTATTATACCATAACCTGTAAGTTTTTTCAACTCTAGTAACAGTTGATACAGATGCCCACTAGTAACAGTTTGTACTCTACATGTATTATCTATGTGGGTTACAGAAGGTATTGGTATGTCTTTGACTTTATAACATTGCGTCATGAAGGGGCTATATGTTTTGATGTCAAAGAATAGGTGTGCGTCCTCTTCTAATACTGATGCTGCGAATGGTCTATACCACTCACGTTTTTTGATCCTATTAACTACTTCTCTTCCTTTTTGATCGAATGCGGTGTAGAGGATGGATCTATTCCCAAGTGCTCGTTGTCCAGCTTCAGCGTATCCATAATATATGGCGACGCTTTTTTGTTCTTTAAGGAGTCGAGCAACTCCTTGGATGTCAATTTCCTTCCCTTTATGTTTTGATAGGTCATACTTCCAACCATGAAATGCAGTTGTTGTTAGTGGTCTAGGTGTAAGGTCTTTTGTCCTCATTCTCCAGTGCATCATGGCAGTTCCTACTGAAATGCCAAGATCTGTTGCCATGGGTTCAAAGTAAAACTCTACATCTGGAAAAGTTTCTACTAACAGATTATTAGTTATAATATTCATAGCATAACCACCAGTAAAACACAACTTTTTGACACCAGTTGCTAACAAAACTTTACGAACTAGACGAATAATGACGTTTTGTGTATCCTTTTGTACAGATTTTGCATAGTCAGCGTATGGTCTATAGTTTTCTTTGGTTATCTCATCAGTGACATTGATTCCTTTCTTACCAAATATCTCCTGAGCTATGTCTTTGAAGTTATCAGGACCATATCCATAGAAAAATAGGTTAACTTCTCTGCAATGAAACATCATATCATCGACAAAATAATCTTTAATAATATGTGTTTGATTAGTGTCCTCTCCATAAGAAGATAGACCCATAACTTTACCTGCTTGGAGAGCAGTTTCACCCATCATCACTGCACCTGCACTATAGAGGTAACCTAAACCCATCATACTCTCACGATGAATTTCTGCATCAGGATGTAGTTTCTTAAGACGTGCTGTTTCCGTTGGCAAATCCATTTGTTCTGGAAACAATTTAATAAAATTCTTATATATTTCTTTAAATTCTAAACCTTCAGCAAGGTATACAGATTCTGCTTCAAAAGATAGTTTATCCAGTGACCCACTACCATCAACAACTAGGACAAGTGACTTATCAAATCCACTATTATAGTATGCACCTGCAGCATGAGCAAGATGATGACGTTTATCCTTGATAACTTCGGGAATAACACCATGTTTTTTCTTATATGCTTTTAGAAAAATATGAAGGTACTTGAGACCATCTTCATACATGAATGTTCTATCACCAAAATAGCATAAAACAAGAAGATCTATAGGTTCCTTTACTTTAAGGAGTTGCTTATAGATCTCAAAGTGATGAAGGTCATGTTTCTTACCACTATATCTTTCTTCTAAAAAATAATTTTGTACCTCACCATCGTAGATACAGGCAGAACAGTCATGATTACCATATTGTATGGCGGCTACTCTCATTCTCCTAGCTGATGTATAACTGGTTTTTCATGTAATAAGACTTTGTATAATTTTTTTACCTCAGCTGCAGAAACAGGAACAAATTCTTGTGTAGCATCAAAACCATCATATCTTTTTGCTTGATTTATTACTATGCTTCCCTCCTCTCCAGACACAGAACGATGATACGTTTCACGAGGTATAATTAAAGCACCACTTTGTACATTTAAGTGCACAATATGGTAGGGATATTTCCATTCAAAATTAACTAATTCAAATGTCCTCTCTCCTGAGACAACTCTATTATAATCATCTTGAAAACTATGAATATAAAACTGTTTTGCACCTACCATATCATTAGGAGGTGACGTAGCAGCACCAGTATGTACCACTAAATCAGCTGCATTTGATTCGTCCACTGATATGTCATAAAAAATGACATCTTCTGTCTCACGAAACACTCTATGTTTTTGAAAATGAATGTCACTCATACTTTTAACTTAGCAAATTTTTCAGATAAACTTTTAGTTGTAGGATCAACCTCTTGATTAGCATCTACGATGTCATTTTGTGCTGATTGTTCTACATCATATAATCTCATTTTAGCACGATCAATTCCAACTACAAACCTTTTGTTAAGAGTAGGATCATTGTATCTATTTTTAATTGTTTGACCATAATCTGATTTAACGCTTCCAGTTCCTCAGTAGATATAAGAGCAAACATAAGATCAGCAGTGGCTGGAAGACCAAAGGACTCACTTGTGTCAGTAAGATCGACATCACTACTACCATAGCCAGAGCGAGTCGTCTGAGTAGCGGTGACGATAGGTACATTAGCTTCAACTGCAAGACCACGGAGTTCTTCTGCAATCGCTTTAATATAGGAATACGAGTTGACATTACTATTTGCTCGATAACGTGATGATGCACATATGTTTAGATAATCAACAAAAATGATATCTGGTCTAAAAGATTTCTTCAATGCAAGTTCATTGAGTAAAGCTTTGAAATGACCTGAGTGTGCAGATGCGGTGGGATACTCTTTGATAATTAACTGTCCTTGTGTTTTCTTCATAAGGCTATTGACCTTACTATCAAACATCATTTTAGGAAGTTCACTTATCTCTTGTATGGGAATATTTAGGAGGTTTGCGTCAATTCGTTCAGCAATTTTCTCTTCTGCCATCTCCATTGTAATATAGAGAACGTTCCTCCCTTGGAGCAACACGGAGCTAGCGAGGTGGCACATGAATAGAGACTTCCCGACACCTGTACCAGCAAGCGTGACATTAAGAGTCTTGTTAGGTAAACCACCTTTCGTGATTTTGTTAAAGTATTCGAGATCAAATGGTATTTTCTCCTCCTTTTGATGATATAATCTAAATCTTTCTTCATAGTCTTGGAGATAGTCATGTCCTATGTGATTATCAAATGATACAGCAAGGGCGTCTGATAGTATATTTGGTATGGCATCACGATTTTTCTTCTCATCTTGATCGTCTGCAATCTTAATAGACTTCATTAATGCAAGATATATCGCACGATCTTTACACCACTTCTCAGTAGTGTCTACCAACCAATCAAAATTAACAACCTGTCTATCTAGGGAAGAAATAATCTCTACTATTTCTTTGAACTGTGATTCATTGATATCCGATCTCTTTTCTATGTCTATAGATAACACTTCTTGTGAGGCTGGTTTATCATACTTAACAATAAACTTTGCAATCTCTTCAAATATAATTTTCTCTTGACTATTCTCAAAATAATCTGGTTGGATAAAGGGTATAACCTTACGGATATACTCTTCATCGTAAATCAAATTGCGTAAAATGGTTGTTTCAACTCTATCCATAACTAAATTGTTTTTGTGCAATTTCATCCAAAGCTTGCATTACTTCATCAGTGAAATAAGTCTCTGGATCGGCAAGAATTTGTTTTGCATAAATCTTCTTACCGTTCATTTCATAACGACCAGCCACATTCTTCCATAGACCACCAAGTTCTCCTAGTTCTAGAAGACCATAGTATCTATCAAGACCTCTTTCATCATAGTAAAGTCTTATCTCTACCTGTTGATTCTCTTTACTTAAACGTGATTTAGCAGTCTTAGCTTTGATAATGTTTCCGATGATGTCTTTTCCATCTTTCTCTTTCTTTTTGCTGAGATATACGATTGTACTTGCTGCGTACTTGAGTCCAGAACCTCCCCCCATTTCTTTCGTTGGTACGTAAGCTCCGATGACATCGTATGTATGATTTGTGACAATGAGTGGGACATTCGCTTGACCTAATTTGAGTGTTAACATTCTAAATGCACCTTTGACAAGTTGAGATTTAGTCATATCTCTGACTTGTTTATCATCGAGTGCATCTCTGATTTCTTTTTCTGTAGAAAGCATACCTAATGAGTCTAACACAAACATACAAGGTTTGCGATCCTCTTCAGATGTCTTTAGATATATATCAACTGCACGTAGAGCTTTACTTCTGAACTCTTCTATAGTAACGACATTTACAACAACAAGTCTCTCTTGATCAATTCCACGAGATGCAAGTAATCCCTTGGTGATTGCAGCTTCAGTATCAAAATAGAGACAATACCCATCAGGATTAGTGTCCAAAAAGTTCTTGACAACAGCAAGGGCAAAGTAAGTCTTTCCAGTAGAGCTTTCACCAGCGATGGCAGTAATCTTATTACTAGAAACACCACCATAAATGGAACCGCTAACAAGCGAATTAAAGATATGACTTCCTGTATCAATGAATCTTTCTGTTTCATCTATATCTTGTGCTACCTTGGTAAAATCGTCACCAATCTCTTTTACAATTTCTTTCAAGAAATCCATTCTTTACACTCTTTACGATGATGTACTTCAACATAGGATTGGCACTTCGGACAAGATAAATTTGTTACGAAGTCATATGCATGGTCTTCGCCATAAAATTCTTCTTCTAAGTCGTGGTCTCCTCCCCAAATGAGTTCAGTGCCACAGTGCCAACAATCCATTTTATTTTTATTATACTATTTTTTCACTTAAACGTCAAGGTTATATTGATATTCCCTTTTCTTCACGCAGTATTTTTTTATAAGGTCCGTCAGGGTTATTATCTCTGACATCTTTAACTTCTTTCAACAGATGATATAATCGTGCGTCTCCTCCAAGTGCAAGAGCATTTACAATTGTATCTAAATCTTGATCATTAATAGGTAATTCCATTAGGAAAAAAATAGTTCTAAGTTTACAGTTTTTTCAACGTTCCACCCGATTGCATCAAGGATTGCTTTGAGTGGTTCAACAAAACTTTTATCAAATTGTAAATCGTAATCGACATACTTTTCAAGTCCAAGTTCTCTAGGAAAATCTTGAATGAATGATATTACATTCTCTTGAATAACATTTGGTTTTTTCAGATAGAGAAACTTTACTTTCTCTCCATTACTGATAAGTGAGTATTTATTGTCCAACTTTTTTGTTTTGATGTAGTGATTAAACAATAATGCACCCCGTATATGTATAGGAGTTCCCTTTGCATAAATTGTAGAAATTGCTTTATACTTCTGAACATTAGATGCAGTGCGAGGAAATGCTATCTCTTCTGGTGGTAGTTTTCGGAATTGTTTTCGAGACTCATCAATAAAATCTATTACATCTTCTTCTGTTCCATTCATCATCAACTTAAGTGCATTTTTAATTAAAGTGCGACAAGGTGCAGGAGTTGATGATTTCACTGCTTCAATACCCATCATCTTAAGTTTAGGTTCTTCATAGCGTACACCTTCACTATCCCATACATTTAAAATATATCTTTTTTTTGCTGTCCAGATGCCACGTTCTGCGATATTCTCTCGCTTCATAAACATCTTTTGGTCATAAGCATTCACGTAGTTCGCCAACGTTTCATAAGAACTCGTAATATACTTTTCAAATTCCATCTCACAGATCTTATTAAGGAACGACACAATGCTTTCATTAGTCGTCTCTCTCCCTTTGTATACAGTTTCAACCAAAGGACCCAGATTAAGGTAGATGGAATCAGTATCGCTGGCAATAACATAGTCTTCATTCTCCGTTTTTAAAATTTTGTTTAGATACTTGTTCATACGGTTTTCTATCCAACGAATAGAAACCTGACCAGATAGTGTAATAGCTTCTGCATTGGCAAGTTTATAATAGCGAAAATATTGATTACCAATAGCACCATAAGCAGAATTAAGGGAAATCTTTTTTGCCATCTGGATATTATTACATCTTGCAATTTCTTTTTCAAGATGTTTTGCTTTTGTTTTTTCATACTTTTTCTTCGCATCAATCATCCTCTTTTTGTAAATGACTCTTTCATTATACATCTTCTCCATCAGTTCTGGTAGAAATCCACGAATATCCTTACGGAACATTGCACCATTGGCACAGATGGCACTATCATTATACATTTCAAATGTGAGTTCTTCGTTGAGTATTTTGTCAACTGTAACTGTTGGGTGTTTGTTCTCAAGTAAAGTTTCTGGGGAAATATTATATTGCATAATCAAATGCGGATATAGACTATTCAAGTCAAATGATACCACCCAATCATACTTACCAGGTATGGGTTCTTTTACATATGCACCTGCATACTTTTCAGACTTATCAGATCTTTCTTTTGGAGGGATGACAATGTTTCTTCTTTTCAAGTAATTGTAGATAATTGTGTCCCACATTCTTACCTGATAGAATACATCTTCATAGTTGACCTTTGCATCGTATGCCATCGTTAGAGCAAGTTCAATCAACTTCATCTTGTCTTCTAATCTGTCAACAAGTTCTACGTCAATAATATTATATTCTACAAACTTCTGCCAACCCTTTGTATAGAAGTCCTTGAATGTATCAAACTCACTGTGATCTAGTTTCTTTTGTCCGAGTTCAACACTTGCAATATAATCCAAACGATATGACTCTTGTGCTTTGTAAGTAAACTTCTTGTACAAATCAAGATAGTCTAACTGTGATACACCACCGATATCGTAAGAGATATGCTTACGACCTGCGATAAATGTTTCTTCTTCTGTTACCAATCCCCAAGGTGACATTCTCTTTTTAAGTTTCTCACCAAGTATTCTGTCAATACGACGACAAAGATATGGAATATCATACAATTTACTGTTCCAACCAGTAATAACTTCTGGTGTATTATCTTCTATCATCCACCAGTTAATAAAATCAGTAAGTAGTTCATACTCTGTTCTGAATGATTTGTATATTACATTCTCTTGTTTATTATTAAATCCACCAAGACCCCAAGTACGAATCTGTTTTGTTGTGTAATCTTGTAAAGTAATTAAAAGTATTTCTTCTGCACAAGATTCGACATCAGGGAATCCAAGTTCAGATTTAACCTCAATATCAATTGTAGTTAATTTAATTCTTTCAATATCAAATTTAATTCTGTCTCTGGATACTTGTCTGAGATATATTGGTAGATGAATCTTTCATTTCCATAAACATTAAAGTTCTCTACATCATTATACTTCTTGATAAACTCACGACAATCTCTCACTGTGCCAGGTTCAATTGGTTCAACGGGCAAACCATCAAGTGTTTTATATTTTGTCTTTCTCTTTGAATCTACAAATAGTGTAGGGTAAAACTTTTCACGAGCAGCAAAGTGTTTTCCATCTTCATATCCACGAACCAAGAAATTATCTCCGACCATTTGGACGTTGGTATAAAATCTCATTACGCAGTTAGTTCAGTATATTTGTCTATAATTGTACCATTAGGGTCTGCAATCGTCAATATGTCTTCTGACCTTATCATAAACTCTGTTTGATTTGTGATATCTGCTTTCCAAGGCACCATGTCATCTATACTATTGAAAACATATGGTTTGATTAATTTACAATTAGGATTACCTAATTCAGCGTCCACCTCAACAATTTCTGAGATTAAAGTACAGT